GAAGAATAATCAGGCGCGCTGGTCCGGGCGCTGGGAGGATTTACCACTATGAAAGACATCGGCAACGACTGTTATTTAGACAGCGCGGGGCAGCTCTACATCACCCGCCCCGTCCCGCCAGATCCGTTCGACCCGCCCGGAACGCAGCCCCCGGATGTACTGGTGGCCACGGGCTACACCTACGAGGATATCCCGACGTATGGCTGGCCGCTGGGTATTGTGTACCAAAACGACCCTATCCAGTTTGCGACGGATCGCACCGCCCGCCAGATGCTGGCGCGCGCAATTAGCGCTGCGCCGTCCGCGCGCTGGTACCTCTCGCTGGATGAAGCCAAGGTCGGCCCATTCCGACGCGCGGTCATCCGCCTGATCGCCGCCCGCACCGACGAGGGGCGACTGGTCAAGCTCAACGCCGGCGAGCTAGCGGCGCGTGCGGCGAAGTATCCGGCCTCATGGGCTGCGGGGCTGGCGGTGGAACTGCGCGGAGGGGGCTCGCCCAGTGACGAAGGCGACACGCTCCCCTAACGACCAATGCAGGGCCAACGTCCTGGCGTGGCTGGCGTACCGCGGTGCGAATACCGGGGAGTTAACCCGATGGCGGCTGTTCCCCGATAGGTGCTTCTTCCCCCGCGATCCATTCCGAGAGGCAGTCTTTGCGCGGCTGTGCAGCGAGGGCATCCTGGAGCGCCGCGACGCCTCGAACCACGGTCCGGATGTAATCGTGGGATACCGGGAATGCGTGCCCCGCTGCGCCGCGCAAATCGTCATTCACCGCGATGAAATCGAATTTGACTTTGACGAGTGGCAGCCGTGGGACCTGCGGGGGGTGCTTTGTCATGGGTGGGAAATCCTGCGCCACAAAGTCACGGGAACGAAGACAGACCCGTTTGTCATCGCGCGCAAGCTCACAGAAAGGGGCATCTATGGCAGAAGTACCTGATTTGAAAATTGGCATTAGTTTTCCGGGCGAGTCCATCGTCGTCGCAATTCTCAACTACGCCACAGTCTGCCGGGAAACGATGAGCCAAGCCAACCGCGACCGGCTGGACGCGGTGAACATTCAAGCCATCGAGGACTGGCAGGGATTCTGGCGGGGGTTGGCGAAATGAACCTTACACCTACGCAGCAGATCCTCATCGGCTTTGTCTTGTTTGTCGCCGCCAACGCCGCCGCGCAGGGCCTAATCCCTGACACCGAAACGGGCAAGTGGATTGTACTCATCACCTCCTCTGCCTCTCTGTGGCTCCAACGTTTAGGAATTCGCACGACCCCGCCCGAGCAGTAGACCTTATATGCCGGAGCAAATCTTGGCCGCCAAAGAACCACTCGAAGCGCTGCACCGCATCGGCGAGGTACTCGCCGAGATGCGTCACGACGTGGCGGAGTCCCGCACGTCTCAGGCCGTGACCGTGGAGAAATTAATACAAATCACCGAACACCTACGCCAGCTCAACGGGCGCGTTGGTAAATCGGAAGACCGGCTGTCCTCGCTTGAAAACGACCGGGCGGAACAGCGCGGCGCCTGGAAGTTTATTGCGCTGATCTCGTCGGTGCCCGCCAGCATTATCGGCGCGGCCGCGATGTGGTGGGCGAATCACGGTGGCAAGTAATGGCCAACCTAAACCGCGTCTGGAAACGCTGGATGGCCACGGGATGCCTGCATTCTACGCACGCCTGCGCTGAATACCAGCGAAATGTGCGGATGTTTAAGCGCGTCTTCGCTCCATACCGCCATATCGAGTTAGGTGATCTCCTGGAAACGACGGCGCTGCGGGCTGGCGCACGCGGCACAAAGGACGAAGCCGAGCCGCTGGAGCCAGACGTGAATAAGGGGCTGGCGTGGCTCAAAGAAATGGAGCCGTCCGATTGGATGATGGGTAACCACGACGACCGCATTATCCAGCTACTGTCGCACCCGTCAGCAATCGTCGCCGAACTCGCCCGCCGCCTATGGTCCGACATGCAAGCGGCAGCCGAAAAGGCTGGGGCTAAAATACACCCCTACGACATCGAGCGCGGCTGGATTCGCGTCGGCAATATGTACATGGGGCACGGCTACATGTACAACATCAACGCCCTGCGGGATCACGTCGAAATGATGGGCGGGAATGTGGTAATGGCGCACCTGCACGTGGCGCACACCTTCCGCGCTCGCAATCACGGCGGGCACTGGGGCGTATGCGTCGGCACCGGCGGAGATCCACGCACGATGGGGTACGCGCGGCGGCGCCGGCAAACGCTCGCATGGAACCACGGAATCGCCTACGGCGAGTACACGGACAACGACAGCACTATGCAGTTATTGCAGTGGAACTGCGAGCACGGCGGAAAGGAGTCTCCCCGATGGCTAATCTCCTAGCCGAACTAGCCGCGGCCCTCGCCAGCGACGGCGAAGAAACCCCGCCCGCCGGCTGGAAAACGCCGCGCCAGTGGGCCGATGAATCAGGCTACTCGCGCAGCCACACAGAGCGCCTGCTATACCACGGAGTGAGTACCGGGCGCGTAGATCGGCGCTCCTTCCGTGTGCGCCAGGGCAATCGCGTGCTGCCAGTATCGCACTACCGGGTGATCACATGACCCGCCTCGACTGGTGCGAGAAGCTGGGCTACTGGTGCGAAATCCTGGGCATCCGCGAAGCCCCGCGCCTGCTCATCGTTGCCGCGTCCGATATCCCCGGCTGCGACGCAATGGCCGAATTCGACGACACGCGCGCGATGCACTGGACCATAAAAATTCGCCGCGGCTGGCACCATGACCCGGATCTAGTTATGTGCCATGAACTTCTACATGTCCGCACCGGGCTTACCGACGCGACGCATGAGGCGTGGATCTGCGATGTATCGGCGGCGCTAGTGGCGCTATCCAGGCGGGCGAAATGACGCGGCGGTCGCTGCTGCTGGCCTCTAAATGCGAGCAGCCGCACTGCCCGGTGGACGACGTGAAGCTGAATGCGTTTGTCCTCGAATACAACGACTACATTGCCGCCCTCCAGCGCGGCGAACTGAACATAAAGCAATGGGCTCGCGTACTGCGGGCATGGGAGCATCTACGATGAAAAAACTACTCTTCCTGCTGGCCGCGCTCTCTGCACAGGCCCAACTCGTGACGCTCTCAGACACCCTGACCAACGCCGTCGGCGGCGGGGCGTATACCGGTCGCATTACGGTCAACCTGAGCTCCCCCGGCTCCGCGCAACCGCTCTACTATTCGACCACTTCGCTCGCGGGCTGGCAGTACATCCTGTGCGTCGGCGTTGTTGGCGGTGATTGCTCCGCGACCACATCGGCTGGAGCCATCAGCATTCCGCTTTACGCCAACTCCACCATCACGCCCGCCGGGACCTCCTACGCCGTCACGTATTCGCCTACCAAGGGCAGCGGATGGAAAGAGACCTGGGTTGTGGGTGTTTCGACCACAAAGCTCTACGACATCCGAGCCAACACCGTCCCCACGCCCACCACGCTATTCCAGGAGTCCCAGCTTCGGCTTTCGCAGGGCTCCCTCTCCTACGGCGCATCAACCGGACTCGGCGCGGAGCTCTCCATCGGCAGCGCTGGCCAAGTCCTGGGAGTCTCCGGAGGCCTGCCCGCATGGATTGCGCCGCCAGCCTGCGCGACGTGCGTTGTGACCGGGGGCTCGTACGCGGATCCGGCGTGGATTACGTCGCTGGCGGGGAGTAAGGTGTCTGGGAATATCAGCGGAAACGCGGCGACAGCGACCAGCGCCACGACGGCGGCGGTTTCCAACGCTCCCGCATATCGGTATCTGCTGCGGGACTGGGATGCGGCAGTTTCGAAGAGGCAGTGGTCGGCCACTGGCACGCCAACGATTGCGTATATTGGCGATAGTTGGGTCAATAACGAGTACATCACAGGACCTTTGCGCGATAGGCTTCAAAACCTATACGGAAACTCTGGCCCCGGATACGCAAACGCTGATTCCTGGTCCATGGCTCCGAATGGAATCACGAAGGCTAGCGCGGGCACATGGACGGACACGCACGGAACATCTGGATCTTACGGCGTCACAGCCTCCGATACCTCTACCACGGACTCATCGACCCCAGCCAGTAAATCCTTTACAGCCAACGCTACCTCATACGTCATCCACTACGTCAAAAAGACGAACGGCGGGCGATTCACTTATGCTATCGATGGTGGTTCCGCGACGACCGTGAACACCGCCGATACCGCCATTGGATATGGCACCACGACGGTATCAGGGCTTTCCAACGCCTCCCACACCATCGCCATTACGTATACCGGCTCGATCAACTCTGTGCCGATCTCCGAACCGGCGTCGCTGTCTGACGTGGGAAATTACACCGCCGGAATCACGACAGCCGCGTTCACTGAAGGCGGCCTATCTGGAGGCGTGCAGTTTCCAGCTACGACAGGAATTACCGAATTTGCTAGGCCGTATATTTCCAGCTTGGCCACAAGTACGGCGTACACCCTGTCCGTCTATGTGGTCATGAACGACGGAAGCGCCCCAAACCCAGTAGAGAGTACCTCCTCTGGCGACTTTGCGCTCATTATCGACAACGGTTTTACCGGGACTCCGACCGTAGAACTTGTGAGCGGGAGTTTATACCGAGTTTCCGGTACTCGCACCACAGGAGGGTCCATTATCACTGGACAAGTAGGAATCAATCGGTATACTGGCCAATCCGGCAAGGCGTTTCGAGTGACTGGGTACCAGATCGTCACCGGGGCGACGGCGCAGAACTACGCGAAGACCCCAGCGTCCCTCACGCTACTCGGCGTGGATGCTCAGAACAGTACAGCTGGTGTTCGCCTACATCGCCTTGCGAATCCGGGCGCCACAGCGGCAAACTACGCCGCTGTCAATGCGTCCATGTGGCAGGCGGCCTTAACCGCGCTGAATCCGAATGTAGTGGTCTTTCAGTTTGGCGTCAATGAGTTGCTCGCTAATGCGACTCCAGCTTCCCAATCGACCGCCCTCGCGACCCTCGCCACTTGGGCGCGAACGGCAATGCCATACGCAGACATTCTTTTCGTTCCGCCCGTCCGCGTGGGTGCCACTGGGACGTACACCATTGACGATTACGCGACAGCGCAAAAAGCGCTGGCTGATAGCGCCGGGTATGCCTATTACAGCTCCATTAATAGCATCGGAACGTATTCCGATGGAAACGCGCGCGGTCTGTATGCAAACACCACCCACCTCAACTCTTCCGGCGGAGGCGTGGTTGGAAACAACCTATACCGCTGGCTGACAACGACAGCTCCATGACCGAAAGGAACCCGCAATGATCCTCGCCCTCGCCATCCTCCTAACCTGGAGCGACGCCACTAACCCCGCCGCCCGCGTCGGCTATCACGTCGAGCGGGCCGCGGGCGCGTGCTCGGACTTCTCAAAGTTCGAGCGCCTGACGACCAACCCGCTGCCCGCCCGTCAGTACAGCGACTCGCCGCCGCCGGGGAGCTGGTGCTATCACGTCATCGCCGTGGTAGACGGCGTGGAGTCGGAGCCGTCCGCGGCGATCACGGTGACGACCAAGCCAGCGGCACCGACAGCCTTGACCGCCAAGCCCGCCGCGCCAGCGTCCACGCCGCCGTGACTGGTAGTCCCGGAGGGCTGGTCCGGACGCTACGGCCGCAAGGGCACTACTTGGTACTGGCCGGCTCTCCCATACCCAGAGATCATCGGAACCGGCTGGGGCCTCGTCCTATCATTAGACCAAGCCCCACCGGGCACCACATTTACCACCATCGGCGCAACGGCCGATCCTCCCCCGCGCCTGTTACGGTCGCGGGGGTTGTTTGCGTTTCAGGGGGCTACTTTACCCCCAGTCATGCGAGCGCGACGCCGCGGAGACTTTGGGCTCGCTGTCGGGCTATCTCCACCAGCAACCTCCTCTCCGCTTCCTTCAGCGCCGCCTGGCATTCCCGAACCTCTGCCAACTGCTTCGACAGCCGCTCTAGAGCGGGCTGTTGCGGTGTCGATGGCCGCAATAAGAGTATCTGCGCTTTCATCGGTCCCCCCGGTATTTCGAGCAATGATGCCCTCAAGTTCGGCTTTCGCCGCCGCGAGTTTTCGGGCCAACGCGGAAAGCGATGGTATCAGATCAGCGGATGCGGCTGGGGCACTTTCTGAACATTTATTTAGATCGGGGTTGGCGAGGGCGGCGAGGACGGCGTTGCGGGCGATGTCTTGTTCACGGACGCCTAAGCGGTGGGCGGCATCCCGGAGTAGTTGGCGTTGCGAAGGAGTGAGGAGTAAGAGTAAATCGGACTTGGGCATAAAAAGTACTTTGTGAGATTTTGTTAGCTAAGTAGTGAATTAGGTATTGACCAATTCACCAATTAGGCATTACCATCGGTCTGTGAGCAAAAGCAACACAGCAACAACACAACGCCAGCGTAGCAAACCAGAGCAACGGAAGGTTGTGCAGGTCACGCTTCGCCCTAGCATCTACCAGATCGCGTTAGATGGAGCAGTGGAGCGTGATACCTACCCTGGCCGTGTGATCGAATTTGCTTTGCTCAAGCTGGCATCGAACGCCAGCGCAACTAGTCACAACTAGCACAACCGCCCATGCCGACGGGCGCAAGAAACGAGGAGCAATTATGTCCATAGAGTGGAGCCCCACAAAACAGGCGGAGCGCGAGTGGAAGCATGTCTGTCGCGCGTGTTACGCCTTGGCCGCGATTGGATTGATCTGGTTCGTCGCCGTGGTTTTGGCGTGCGAGTCGATTGATTGGTGGATGGCGCGATGAGGCACCGCACACCCGAAGACATGACGGCGGAAATCGTGGTGCGCGCGATCATTCTTTGCGCGGTGCTGGCGGGGGTGTTATGGCTGATTCGCTGACACACCAGAACGCGGAGCGGTTTGTGGCACTAGAAAGGCATGTGCCGGCCGTCTCGCAGGACCCGGCGAAGCGGCAAGGGTTTATCGGTGGCACCGATATCGCCCATGTGCTCGGCCTTGACCCCTACGGCTGCGCGCGCCGACTGTGGTACCAGAAGACCGGCGTGCATGAGGATAGGGCGTTCAGGATGACAGAGCCTATCGTGTGCGGAAAGCGCATGGAAGACAGCGTGGCCGAGGACGTTAAGGAGCGTACCGGCTGGAACATCCGGCGCAAAAAGGCCAGCGCGAATGGGCACGAATTGCAACGGGTTGACCGGGAGATTGTCGGGCATCCGCGCGGGCCCGGAGTACTGGAAATCAAGACCGTGAGCGACCGGGCTTATTGGGATTGGAAGCACGACGGTATCCCGATGGGGTATCTCCTTCAGGTCCAGTGGTACATGCGGGTGTTGAAGCGGGCATGGGCGTGCATTGCGGCGCTCAACCGGGAGACAGACCAAATCGACCTATTCGAGATCGAAGCACGGCAGGATCTGATGTCGGCCGTGGCCGAAAAGGTAGATTGGTTTATGTCGCACCACGTGGACCAGCGCGTGGCGCCGGCGTGGCTAGATGAGCGCGACGGGCGATGCGAGTCTTGCCAGTGGGAGCCGACGTGCCAGATGGACGAGTGGTCTGCCGTGAGCGATCAGGGCTTAGTCCAGATCGAAGGGCTCGCGCCGTTGGTGGCAGAGTACCAGCGGGCGCGGGACGTGGCGAAGCGTGCGGAGAATGTGGCCGAGATTCTCCGCAAGGGCGACGAGTCAGCGGAGGAAGAGCCGCGGCGGCTAGGGATTGACGCGCTAATTGGCGTCAACGAGCAGGCACGGGCGTCGGCCGACGAGCGCGTACTGTTTCGGGTAGTGGAGGCGTCCCGCGTGGACACGGATGCTCTCAAGACGCAGTATCCCGATGTCTACATGGACGTATTGAAGCGGTCCGTATCTCGGCCGCTGCGGATTTTCAAAATTAAAGGAGCAAGCAAGTGAGCACACAGCAAGTTATGCCGGAACAAGCACCGGCACAGACGGCAAACAGGACGAGCGTTCTGGATTCCATTATTGAGAACGTTGAGGCGCGCAAACAAGCCGAGCAGGCCGGCTCCGACCAACTCACGGCGAAGATTTACGCCAACGACGCACACGCCTATGCCATAGCCATGGGACGCGACTTGGGACTCAATGCGGCGCTGTCGCTGCAACTTATCCACATTATCGGCGGGAAGCCAGCGCTAGGCAGTGGGGCACGGGCGATGTTTCTTCGTCAAGCCGGGTACAAGTGGCTCCCCGTGATCCACACGGACGAGGTTTGCACGCTGCGCTTCTGGGAAGGCGGCGAAGTCATGACTGACGTGAACGGCAAGCCGCTCGACGTAACGATCACAATGAAGGACGCGGAGAAAGCCGGGTGGGTGGAGAACTCGCGCGGCAAGGACGCGAAGCCTGGCACAAAGGGAAACTACGACAAGATCCCGAAAAACATGCTCTTTGCTCGCGTGATATCCAACTTCCACCGCTGGTACGCCCCGCACGTTGTCGGTGCGCAAGTCTACGACGCCGGCGAGATCACGATGGAGAATGTCATTGCGGCGACGGAAAGCAAGACCGCCAGCAAGCTGGACGCGCTGGAAGCTGAACTCGCCACAGCGGCGGCAGATAAGGCGGTGGCGTGATGGAGCGGTCAGCGACTACCTTTGAACACGGCCAGTGGTACCAAGGCCAGATCACTGGCGTGGATTACATCAAAAGTGAGAAGAAGGGGACCCCGGCGCTGGAGCTGACCGTCAACGTCGCCGACCGCGGCGAGATCGTGGGGCAATGGTGGCTTACGGATTCCCGCGTCAATGATCCGCGGGACAAATCGAAAAAGGTTCCGCAGTGGGAAGCGGCTCGGATTCGATGCATGCTGTTTGGATGCGCGGAGGACGCGCTCAACGGGGCCGGTTGGATAGACCATATTCGGGAAACCTTAGTGGGGCAAGCGGCGGCGGTTTGCGCGGAGGTGAACGACTACGGCGATGTGAAGGCTCAGTTTATCGGAAAGCCGAAGGGTAAAGCCGGTGGATACGTGAAACA